TGTTCTTCAGTAGCTGCTACTTGCTGTATTTGCTCCTCGGTAAGCTCTCCAGTAGTAACATCTACGCCTTTTAACTGAGCGTTAACCAAGGCCTGTACTGTGGCGTAATCATAACCGGCATCAATAATTTTCCGCATTCGTGAGTCGGAATTACCGTATTTGCCGCCAATAACATCGCCAACTACAGCCATCAAGCTTTCCATGTCACCGGTCACAGTAGAAGCCGTATTGCCGGTCTCTTTCAAAGCTTGATTAAACATGTCGGTCGTTAGCCAGCCCGCCTGCAAAGACTTTTCAAATGATCCATAACGTTCGATAAGTCCGTCAACATCCCATCCGGCCTGCTGTCCAAGTTCTTTTGACTTAGCAATAAGCTCGTCCATGTTATCAACATTTTTGGTAACGTCGAGCCAATCTTTGGACCAAACATTTTCGCCTAAAGCGCCTTTTAGCAAATTGTTACGTGCATCAGAAACGCCGTCGACGATACCGCTTAAAACATTGTTGACGTTTGTCCACATTTCTTTGGCTTGCTCGAAATTGCCAAAGACCAGTTCCATGGTAGTCGCCCAACCAGATCCAGCCGCTTCTTTTAGAGCGTCCATCATCATCGAAAACGTTCGAACCTCTGTCGCCGCGCCGGTTGCCGCCGTGCCTAGTTCTTCGAATTCTTTAGCGCGTGCTTCTCCGTACTTTTCAACCAAAGCCTCATGATAGGCCTTGCGTTCGGATTCGGTCATATCCTCTACGTTATTCGCGTATATTTTTAGCGCTTCAGTAAGAACATCAGCCGTCATCCACTGTGCCGAAAGAGAGTCATTGAAGCCTTTCGTGGCAGTCATGTTCTCTTTCATTTTCTGGCCTGTAGCTTTTGATGTCGCTATATAACCCTCGCCACTTTTCGTCAGCATGCCTTGCGCTTCTGCGACGTCGATCAGCGTTTGCTTAAATTCGACTGTCGCCATGTTGGCGTTTTCGATAGATTTCCAGTCGATAAGCTTAACTGATCCCGTAGACAAAGCCTGGGAAAAGTTGTACATTGCTCGAGACGCTTCGTTCGCGTTGGCGCCAGATCGTGCCGCTTCGTTAGCGATACCCTTGATAGCGGCAACGGCATCGCCAAGTTCGACTCCGGCATTAGTAAATTTACCAATACTCGCAGTCATATCTTTAAACGAATATATAGTCTTATCCGAGTAAGTATTTAGATCCTGTAAGTATTGATTAACCTCGGCCATAGATTTCTGTGAACCAGCCATGATAGTCTGCACAGAATCCATCTTGAGTTCGTATTCATTAAAGCCATCTGTAATGGGCTTCATTGTAAACTCATTTAGCACGCCCATTAACTTGTCTTCAATAGCGTGAACTACTCGCATAATGGCGTCGTTGGCAATTTGTCCAAACAGAGAGAACTGATGCGACATCCGTTCTATGCCATTTTGAATTTTTTCGAAATTAACATTTTCGGTCGCTTCTTGTAATGCTTTAAAGCCTTTTGCGGCATTAGGAATTAGTAATGAATCGTTCAAATCTTTCAGCGTCTTCATCGATTCGGACACTGCTTTTTCGAACTGAGAGTTGTTAAACTGTAGTTCCACAACTCTATTGTCAACAGTTTCGCTCAATTCTCCTTCACCTCCTCCCATGCCGCTCTAGCTATTTCTTCAAACACTGGTTTCATAGCGGGATTAATGTAATCGATACCTTGTACATAACCACCAGTACCAGTACCATGACCGTATTGTATTAGTATGGCAATATTATTTCCATCGACTACATTGCTGTTTGTCCAGACTATCTTAACGGACTCGGGCGACGAATGCTCAATAGTATAGCTCCAAGACGATGCCGTTTTACCGGTGTCAACGGGCGTAGCAGCCGATAAAGCGCGTACGCCCATTTCGCCGTATTTGTTTAAGTGTCTTAAAAAATTAAGACGGCGCCGCTTCTTTAACCAATTAGTAGTTAAGGAAAAGTCGCCCTTGTAGATTAATCGAAGCGGACTTTGTGACATAGTTTTAACCTCGTGTGTGTAATTTTGCGCGATTTGCGGCTACTATGGCTTTCCTCTCTTGCGCTGTGTACTTCTTGGGCTTCTTTTGCTGTCCTTCGCAAAACTGAATCAGGTTCCACAAACGCTGAAAAGGCCATTTTGCAGCCTCAAAAGGAATCCGGTATGCCACCATCCATGAATAAATCTGCTCTGATGTGACATAGCTCTTAGAAGAACCTTTTTTATGTTTGTCGTCGCGATGGGGTCTCGATGCGGAATTTCGTCTATTTATGTAACGTTCTACGGCCTGTAAATCTGCCATTGTAATATGCTTAGCTATATCGTCTGTTAATTCTGGTTTTATAACCATAGCTTTAACATATGTAATCCACTCTTCTGGCGTTTTAGGCGGTTCGTTCATAAACGAGCGCTCAAACTCAGTCTCCCAGTTTGAAATAGAAATTAGACTATGTTCTAGACGAAACTTGTGTTCTTTTCCGGACACGAATTCGCACGTTTCCTCATTCCACATGTCGGGTTCGTGGATTATTAGCGTAAACATCACATGCCTGTGATCTCAGAAACGGTGGGAACTTTTCCGTCTTTCTGAGCCTGCTCAACCTGCTCCGCGACGTTCTTGGGAATGATGCCGTTAATGAAATCGGCCACAACCTGTTCTCCGCCGGTGACTAATTCCATAAATATCTGATCATACGCACCAGTCTGGGAGAATTCTCTGCTGATTTCCTCAGACTTTTCAAAGCGCCGGCCGTCCAGCGATCTTTTACCATAGGACATAAGAATGATCTTTTCGAACCACTTCATGAGTGTAGCCTGGTCCTGCTCTCTAATCATTGCTTCCAGCATCTTGTCGAGGCCGCCATTAACGGAGAGCGACAGTTTTGTCAGTTCAGACTGCGTGAGATTGAAGTAGTGATCTTCAGTCCTCTTGTTTCCCATAAAATCGATATAGGTGGTTGTTTTCTTAAGCATAACTTACTCCTTTCTTTAAAAAAGTGCAGAGCCGCATGACCGACCCTGCACCAAATTTAGGTCATTTTGAATTTTCTCGATCGAATCGATCAAGCAACTGTCAGCTTCTGAATTACTTCATCCGGAAGAGGAAGACGAGGAGGTGTTCCTTCAGCATTACCTTCGCCTTCTGTTCCATAAAGCATGTCTTCAAGAGCCGTCAGCTTCGCCTTCGCTGTTTCTGTGGTATAATCTGTAGAATTGATGACAATGTGTGCTGCGGGCTTAAGCGCTTTGCCAGCAACTTTAGTCTTGATCTCTACCGGAATGGTATCGAACTCCCAGCTGAGAGTGATAGGTTCAGGAGAATCGTTCTCGGTTTCACGACTCTTCTCAGAAGGAGAAACTGTGCAGCCGTATACCAGGTGCAGCTGATAAGCGTAGTCGGTACCTTCGATGTCATTACCGATCTTTGTTCTATAGCTGAAGCCGAAAGGTCTTCTAGTCTGCTGGCCGATCTTGAGGCCGGGGACAGGTTCGACAATGCCGTCACAAACTTCAAACTCTTTGGGATATGTGAATGCTTCGATCGTTCCTTTGAACTCTTCCTTGCTGCGGATGTTCAGGTATTCGATGTTATCCGCATACTGCTTATTGGATTCGCCGCCTTCGGGGGATTCGGAAACGGAAGTCAGTCCATTCCAGGCAACGCCATCCTGATATGCGCCGGTTGTATCCTGCACATAGCAAACGCCATGGTCAAGGCCAATTTCATAAAGTCTTTCGCCATTTTTGTCCCATACAATTTTACTCATGGAATCCTCCTTAATAATAAATACGAAATACCCAATGTGTTAATCTATCCGAAATATAAACCCTATCGAACTCGCTAAATTCAAAGGCGTTCAGTACGGTTTCTATGTCTATCCATTGAGTATTGGTTGAAATAAAAGTTACAGTGTAACAGTTTTTAAAACTGTAAATCCTGTTGTTAGCCCGCAAAATATGCGGTTTGTCCATATCGTACACCGCGCACGGGTAGGACATTTTTTGGGTTTCGGGTGGACGATAATACGTATTATTTGAACCGATGAACGCACGCAATTTGTCCCGAAACTCTTCGCGTGTATGTTCAGCCATTGTATACGCCTCCCAAACTTAATAAGAGCCGCGGGTATTGGGGCTCAACAGAAGTTACCTTCCATTTAACCCCTCTCCACGTGGCATAGCGTATAAGATGCATGAAATTATAGGCAAACTCGTTAGCGACAATGCTAATCTGCATATTCACCTGTACGTCATCGGTCAGCTTTTCTCCGTTTTGGGCGCTATATGAGTGTCTAACGATGTCACCTTTGTACGGATGTTCTTCGATCTTTTCGCTCCAAATATCATCGTCGCCTTTATTCGTTGTTGGCGCAAAGCCGATCATGCCGGAATATCTCATGCGTGCTCCTTATGCGGTAACATCTTCTTCGATAGCGATCGCGGCCCAAGGCTTGATCATCGCGCCGGAAAGCCTGGTCTCAAGAAGCATTTTCTCCTGGTTAAAGTCAATATCAAACTGCTGGAACTTCGTGATCTCTCCGCCCTTGACAGAGCCAACCTGGTAGTCATTCAGGTTAACGAACAGAGCCAGAAGTTTCTTCTTCTTGTTATCGGCAGTGGTTCTAACCCGGCCTTCAAACTGCTCAATTGTATGGATCGAGGAAACATTGAGAGCCGCCTGGAGGTCAGAGAGGTTCTGGTAAATTCTGCGTCCGTTCAGATCACGGCTCAGCAGCATCTGGTTAATCAGATGAGGTGTGGCGTACATTGCCAGGTTGCCGGAACCCTTGTACTTCTCTCTGGTATAGAGAAGTGTCTGTACCATTGCTTCAGCATAAATATAATTGTCGGAGAAATGCGCACCAGTCTCGGTACCCTGCAGGGTCTCCTTCATAGCATCGAAATCGACGTCTGCATGCAGGGTATACAGCTCTTCGTCTGTCCAAATGGGGCGAATGTGCTCGGGTTTGATCTGTTCGCGATCATCATCGCTGCGGTCGTCACCGACAAGGATAGCCAGGGCAATGTCCTCATCCAGGTTTTCGCGCATGATCTTGTACTGATAATTGACGACATCGAAATCGGTGATGTCAATGATGTCGTCCCGCTCCAGGGCGTCTTTCCGGTAAATAGTCTGGGGATCGGTAGTTCTCTTAAGCAGCTTAATATTGCCGGCGATCGTCTTCTCGTCGCCCTTAATATAGCCCTTGGCTCTCAGTTCTTTACCACGAGCATCGGCGAACCTTGTTCTGACACGGGCGTAAGGAGCTTTGTGCACGCCATTCATAACGCTGGCGACCCAAGACTGATCGCGCTTAAATGTTTCAGGTTCTCCCTTGTAAACGTCCTCATAATCCGGAAACAGCTGATCGATATCGTCGATTCCGTGCTGCAGCTCAGACTCTACGTATTCCTTGAACGCCGTGCGGAAAGTGCTGCCCCGCTGCTTAGCGTCGTACAGAATGTCTTCCTGGGCTGCATGGGAAAGTGTGTACACCTTATCGTCCTCTGCTTCGAAGATGTTGTGATGGCTCATAAAATCGGATCCTCCTTCATAGTAATGGGCAGCTTCGTTGTCGACGTCTTCTTCGTCGTCATCGTCATTATCACCGCCAGCCTGTTTTTTAATTTCATCAGCATGCTCAACGGCATAGCCGATCGCTGCCTGAACAGCCGCCTGCTGTTCTTCGTCTAATGTGTCCAAGACTTTTAAAATGTCATTTTTACTAGAATCTGCCATGTCGGCTCCTTTCTTTTTCGTATCTTTCTCAGGCTTGGGCTCGGGCTCATCCTCTTCGTCCTCTTTCTCATTAGAGGCATGCGTGAGAATATCACGATCAAGGGTGCTCGGATTAACGTTAAAATCCTGATAGCCCGAGTAAATAATAGCTTCTTCATCTTCGCCGTCTTCGCCATGACTCATAGAAACATAGTCGATCGTGGCGCCGGGGTTTGCTGGTGAAATTACAAGGCTGACTTCACGAATTGACCCGTGCACAACGTCTTTTCCGTTAGCATGCTTGAGCCCATTTGCGTAAATAGATAACGCTGTAATGTCGCCATTCTCCACAGCAGTTCGCGCATGCATACCTTCGTATGTATCGTTGAATTTCCCATACATACGAACGCCTTCTGGTTTATTAACAAGAAGAGCGTGACCAAGCACATTAGTAATATCCTTGTGGTTGTGCTGATAAACTAACGGAACGATTGTGTTATTGTCACCAATAAACGCGTTCTGTCTGATAGTTCGTCCATCAGCGCATTTGATGTCGTTGCGCGTTGCCCAGCCGGAGAAGTCATAATCAAAGTTTTTGCCCATTTTGATTTTTCTCCTTAAATGTTAAATAGTTTCTTGAATGCTACTTCGCCAGTTTCCATAGGATCGACTTCGGTCGACTCCGCTGCTTCTTCAGTCTCTTCTGAAGAAGTATTAGGCCCAACGTTTGGATCTACTTCGCCTTCCATTTTATTTAAATTTCGGTTTCGTAGCTCATCGGCCGAAGAATCTTGTGCCGGCTTTAACCCAATAATCTGTCTGAACTCATTCGGCGACATAACTTCTGCCGTCGTAAGCTTCTGAACAAGATCGGCCAACTGGCCCGTCGGAACTAGTCTAAATGGATCTCTAAATGACAGAATAGTCTGACGTTGAGTCAAAGCGGTCTTTGTAAGAAACTTGCGTTTCATTTCATCTACCACGGCTGAGACAATAGGTTCGATCGTTTGATTAAAGTAATTCAAACTTGTTTGTTCATCAGCTGTGCCGTTGACGATAGCGTCACTTAAACCGAGCTGGTTATAAACCCTAGTCGTCAAATCTTGAACCTGCGCTAGTAAGTTATTCTCTAATGATCTATTCAACTGCACAATCTTCTCAGTCCCATCGGTATAAGCAACGCCGTATTTAGAACCGGCAAGCTGCATTTCTATGTCTTTTCGGCGCGCTTCGGCTTGTGCTTTCCTGGCTTGCGACTTAACAATATAGGGGAGCTGAATAATTAGATCTAACTTTCCAGATGCAGATTGGTCGTTTAATTTGTCGAGCTGATTCGTTGTTCTGATTAAACGTTGCAAATACGAATTCGGCTCATTCATCACAGAGTAAAAAGGATTCTGTATAATGGCTACAGTTTTCTTCGCCAATATCAATTCTTTTTTACGTCCGTCATGCTCATCATATAGTTCAACTCGTACATGAGCCGGAAACCATTCTACAACTCGGCCCACTCGCATAGTCCGTATACTATACGAATCAGAAATATAAGGATCGCCCACAGTATCTACAGGAACAATGACAGCGTGGCCTGCATCCAACATTTGTGCATAGACTTCCTGAAGAAACGCTCTACTTGTCTGATCAATATTAGCGGACAGCGTAAGACACTGATTTAAACCGGACTTCATAACATGATCGAAACGTTCATTGTTGTCCAACTGAACATGTTCAATCGTCACAGCGGCGCAATCCACTGCTATGCGATTGTAAATGTGAGTTACTATAGATTTATACGTATCTCTCCGATAATATGGACGATCCGGGCGTAGGCTATATGACGCCCCATACTCCGTTCTACTGACCCGACTTTTAGTAGGGTCTCTACCTATGAAGGCATTCCAGCCATTTTGAATTCTATCGTATAATCCCAATAGTGGTTACCTCCGCTCTCCATTCATTATTTCGCGTAGTGCCTTATTGTACTTTTCTACTTTAAGTTTGTTTTTATAGATCTTCCGTTCATACTTTGCGCTGCGAGCCTCTAAACGCGAACCTTTAGCCTGAAGCTTTTTACCTTTAAGCATTTGTTTTCCGGCACGTTTGGCGAAATGGCTTTCGCTTTCAAACAGCTTCTTACGAAGCGAACGCGACTCTAATTTGGTACCTTTTGCGCGAAGTCTAGTACCTCTGGCTTTCATAGCTGAAGCTTTATTCTCAAATCTCGCATTCTTTCGTTCGAGGCGACGTATACGATTTGTATATACGGTTTCCGGATCTTTGCGAATTCCCCATTTCATACCAGGAACGCCAAAATGGTACAATTCGGTTTCGTATTGTATCTTCATATCATCCTCTCAGTTGTTGCGGCGATATTCCTTCCGGCGTTGCGCTAAATAATCTTCATATGACATTCTCTTGGCCAGCCCCGGATTTTCTTTTTCCCACATTTTTGCTGCTTTCACGATGTTACGATCTCGGCGATCCGGGAAGTGCTTTTGCTCATAGGTTGTCGTTTTGCTTTGCCACTTATAACCGTCAACCCTTGGCCCTAATCTAGCCTCATCCCAATGCTGGCGATTTACTTGATTGGCAGCTTCTTTACCGAGTTCAGTTCCGATAGCAAATCCAACTTGGTCTCTTGCTGTGCGATAACCGCTACTGCCTTTGGCATGTTTCGATCCTTCCTTCATCATCTCATCAGCAGCTACTTTTCTAGCCCTTGAGCTATCTCCTGTCAGAGCATTGACGCTGCGACCAAGATCTTTGGAATACTGCTCGTATCTATCGTCAGTGCTACGCAGAGCCCAAGGACCGGCATAAATATCTCGTGTATTTAATTGGCGTCTATCCGCGCCTTCTCGAACGCCTTCGTCATAACCTTCGTAAAACCGAGATGCAAATTCTTTAATCTCCGGTCTGCTCATCATTCTCTGCACACCAGGTGTTTGTCTGGACTTGCGATACATCTGCGGCATCGACCTGTCAAACGCTCTCTGCGCCTGCAAGCCCATCATACCGCCGTTACGAAAAGCACGAATATCTCTTCTTGCCTGTCCTACCTGAGATCTCGCTCGACGCATCCCGGGGGCAACGTATTCGTCTTTAGCAATTCGTCCATAGTTTCCAGCTAATCTTACAGCCCCGGCGGCGGTCAAACCAGCTTTACTGTAACGAGCTTTTCCTAGTGGGGTCAGACTACCGTCTTTATTCTGGTATAAACGTTCGTGCCAATGCATGCCTTTTGTGCCGTAATGGTATAATTCTGTTTCATACCTTAACTTCATTTAGGCCTCCTTTTTCGCTCTTCATCAAGCGCGGCGTTGTTTTGATCTAAAAGTTCACGAGCCATATCATCGGGATCTATTGCTGTTTTTGTTTTGGTTTTACGGCGCTTGCCACCAACTATATCCGTTATAGTTGACGTTGAAACATGAAGATCTTTGGCTATGTCTTTCATGCTTTTTCCGCGATTGTACAAGCTCTGTATCTTCGACGCTGATGCTGTCGCGGCGTCCTTCAAACCGGTTTTTAGTTCTTCTCTACGTTTAGCTTCTATACGCGCTTTCGATTCAGCCAAATTCCGATCATATTCGCGCCGTTTTGCTTCCGCTGTAGCTCGCTCTTCGGCCTTCACCTGTTCTACTTTTTTGTTGAACTCTCTTTCTTCGGCTCGCTTCTTTTCATTTGCCGCTTTCTGTTCATGCAAATACTGATTATCGCTTTTCTTAAACTCAGCAGACTTACGCCCAGGCATCTTGGAAATGTCTCCTGTCTTAGCAAGCTGTTCAGTATCAGTAAGTCCGGCGGCTTTAGCGTATTTGGACAATATCTGTTTGTTCCTGGCATCAGCAACAGCCATAGCCGTGATAGCATCTTTGCCTTTATCAATAGCCTCGTGGTATGCTTGGTTGCCTTCTTCTTCGGCGTATGTTTGCATCTTAGCAAAATTTTGTCGAGCATAACGATTGATGTCAGATACCCGAGCTTCAAGCTTAGCTTCTTCGCTGGAAGATTTCTTGTTTTCGTATTCAATCTCTTTTTTAAGAGCATCGTACTTAGCACCCTCAGCTTTCCAATAATTGGCATCTTTCTTATCACTCTTGGCGCGATCTTTTGCCAACCCTTGCAAGTCTTTGCCTGTAGCAATCTTGGCCAAATCGTCGCCGGTACCCTTAAGCGCACCAACGGAAGAACGTAGTGCATTCATGTAATCGCCAGCTCTAGCAAAATTGTTCAATTTTAAATCTTTTACCTCTTGCTGACGCAAAAACTTTGTCATGGCCGCCGAATATTCTTCATCCGTAAGTTTGCCAGCATTCTTCTGCAATGCTCCGAGTGACTTAGTCATCTTCGCAACTTCTTTAGCGCGGGCATTTTGATTTTTTTCGAGCTTCTTTTCAGCGCGTCGCGCTTTAAACTTTTTAGCAGCTAAACCAATCTCGCGACCCAACTTGCCACCTTTTCTTGGACCAGTAGTTGAGTAGGGCTGATACCGGCGAACACCCCAATGCATGTTCTTAACACCGTAGTGCTTGAGATATAGATCTGAGCAAACAGCGAAGTACTCTTCTTCTTCAAATGAGTGGCTCGCCGATTTGTCTTTTTTCTTCTTATTACCACCACGTGGAAGCTCGCTGTCCTTTGTCGCTTCCATGAAATCGCGCATTGTATTGCGATAGGTGTTTACCGATACTGCTTCTATCTCAGCCTGTGACATGCCTCGTTCGTGAGCATCCTTTGCTGCGCGTGCTGCTTCTTGCTCTGCTCGATCCATGGCATCGTTCATTACGCGTTTGGAATAACCGTCTACATTACTGGCTCGGCGCTCCATTTCTTTATCTTCGTAATCGGCCATTTTATTCTCATACTCGGCCTGTTTTTTAGCGGCATCATAGTATGCGGCTTGAGTCTTATAGAATGACTCATCTTCTTCAACATAACCAAGACGTTCTTTAGCATGATCCGCCAACGAACGTCCAGTCGCCACTTCAGAAACAATATCGCCTATCGATTTAACATCTTTAGCCATACCGGCGGCTGACTTAGCATAAGCCGCGTATCTCTGGAGATCAGCTTTTGATAAATCTTCGACTTGCTGCTGTCGTTTGAAACCCTCGAGCGCTTTCTGAAATTCTTCTTTCGTAAGTTTCTTAGCGTTCCGCATTGTGGATTCTCGAGAACGCGTCAAATGGTCCACATACGCCGAACGCGCTTTTGCTTTTACACCGCCAACAACTGCTGCACTAGCTTTTTGCACCGCTTTGCTAACGGCTTTTTTGGCTTTGCGCCCAGCGGCGGCAATTTCTCGTCCGACTTTACCGCCTTTCCTCGGTCCAGTATACGAGTAAGGCTGATATCGTCGAATGCCCCATTTCATTCCGGTAACACCGTGATGGTATAATTCGGTTTCGTATTGTATTTTCATTCATACATGTCCTTATTCGCTTTGTAGGCAACCCAAGCATCCATAAGTGCTGCCACGTTGTCAATTTTCTCGCTATGGCGCTTCTTGAGTAACTTACGGTTACCATTTGTATCTTCCAAAACGACAGAGTTTCCCATGGCAAACTTCATAAGAAGTTCATCAAATATTAAGTCACGATCTTCGGCTAACTTCTTCAATTCTCCAAGTGGTACACTTTCGGTTTTCATACCCTGTATAACTTTTACGATTCCCCAGGGTCCATTTTCTTTAGACCAACGATCTACGAAATCAGCAGCGTTGTATGGATCATATCCAAAACTGCTAACGTCATAACCTTTCTCATCAATAAAACGGTCTAGATCGTCATACACATCGTCGAGATCGAGTACATTGCCATCTAAAACACAAAGACTGCCTTCAGTAATGAATTCGTCGTATTTGAACCGCATCGCCTCAGACAGTTTGTCGTAAGTTCTACTAGAAATATAGCTTCGTGTTTTAACGCCAAAAGCTCCAAATTGTAAAGGGAACAAAAATGTAAACGCACAAAAGTCATCACCCTGGGACAAATCAGCGCCAAGGGAACAATACATGCCTCTAAACGTTTGGCGTCTATGAGGAAGCGTTTCCTCATATGTGAAGAAGTATGTGTAACCTTCCATGGCCAGGTTAAACCTTTTAGCCAAAATATCGTTGCGCGTCGCCGGTGCCATTTCTGCACGTTCCACATCAAGTTGGTAAGCTTCGTACGTGACTGTTTTTCCGATGTTGGGATTTGCCTTAATCCACATCTCAGGATCACCAACCTCGCTAACGCTATCCAGTTTGTACCACCATATAGCCACGTGCGGATTCACATACTCGCCGCGAAGTATCGACATTAGCTCCATTTTGATTGTATCGCCAGGTCCATTACGAACAGTACCTTCGGAACTCATAGCTATGATTAGATAGTCGTCGTTCTTAGATGCGCCTTGTTCAATAGGACCGATTACATCCTCTCTAATGTCGCCAGATAGCCATTCGTCGACCGTTGCAATCTTACAGCGCAGACCCTGCAGCTTATCGATACGCATTGGCCTAATTTCGAGTAGGGAATTAGTAAGGAAGTTCTGTATACCGAGCTTTGTCGAAGCCAGCTTAATCTTCTTGGCCGAATCGCCAACGCCACTGTGCAATGAACCATCGGTAAGAAACTTAAAAAGCGGACCCCGGGCCCGCATAATAGAAGTTCTTATTGGCGACATAACCTCTTCAGACTGTTTCATCGTTGGGGATGTCGTAATTTGGTGTGTTGTTTCTGTTTTAACGTTTAGCTCGTAGTTATGGATACACGAACCAAAGATAGATTTGGCGCCACCTCGGCCAACTATAAGATAGAACTTGTTAATTAGTCTTTTCTTGATGGTTTTAACAACGTGACGCCGTAGATTTGGATCGTAGACTTGTCTTTCGATAAAGTAATACCAGCCATAAATCTGTTCGGCCCATAGCTTGAATGAATCTAGTAAATGTAAATCGGAACCATCAGTCAATGTTAGTTCGTTTTCACAAAAAGCTATGAATCCTTCGACCGCATCTTCATCGTACCAAACGCCGGGGTTAGCGATTAGATCATCGATACGGTTCATCTCCATTTCTATAGTTGAGCAGACCGGAATCTCTCCAGACAAGACTTTCTCACGAAATTCTCCGTAGTATCTTGGGGTTGCGGTGTTTGACAACATTCACAATCACCCCTCCCAACTTGAATCATATTCACCGTCATTAATTTCTTCGGAGGTGTCCTCTTCAAAGAATGAGTTATCGTTTGATGGATCTACATAATAGCTCATTCTACTTTCTAACTGCTGTAAACGGCTTTCCATAGATTGTAAAACACTACTATTTGTAGGCGGATCGAAATCGTGATGCACGCTCATGGGTACATACTGTTTCACTAAATTCTGTAAAGGGCCTGGCTCCACGTATTCGTCCCAAGTTGCAGAATCATCATCAACGACAAAACCGGCGCTCGGTCCAACACCGATCTGATGCAAAACACCAAATGCCGAGTTTAAATGCATGAGGATCTCCGAGTCAAATGCGTCATACGAGTCTACCATTCCGCAAGCGCGTTTAACGGTAGCAAGTATGCTGTCGTTTCTTTCTTGACTCATTTCCATTCCTTTCTTAATAATGCCAAGGACACGTATCGTTAGGCCTTCGCTCTACGGGATGCACAAACTGTGCGCCTGAAATATCTCCGTAGTGTATGGCGTTATGCGTATCGTGGCACGTCGTGATTAGATACTCCGGGTTTAGTATGTCAGATGAGTGCTCCAGAATATCTGTTAATAGTATCGGGTTCATATGGTGGATGATGATACGTCCTTGTATTTCACGATCCGGGTCAGCTAGATCGCATCCTCTGTCACGCAGAATGACATAGTCTCGAACATCTTTCCATTCCACCGATCTGTAAAATTTTTGGTTCAAATATCTCTCGATTCCGAATGTCTCAGAACCAACTTGACCTTTTAAACGCAAATACTTGAATCTTTCTTCGAAAGTTGACAACCGGATTAACTCAGAATATGTTTTAATCATCTCTTCTTCCCTGGTAAAGCTTCAAAGCGTCCAGAACCTTTGAATACTCAATAGCTGCTTGCTCGGAAGCATCTAAAACTTTCTTCTTAGACTCAAGCATCGCGGTTTCGCTCTTTAGTTTTTCAACTTCGAGCCTTGTCTTTTCACTAGCTAAGCGTAAAAAATGTACAGTCTCTTGCGCAGAAGCCGTTCCGTCCAGTAAACGTTGCTCAACAAGGTCATATGCGTAGGATATCATTTGCTGATCACGCCCTTCCGGGGTTTTCGCAGGTGCTTCTCTACGCCTTTCGATCTCTTTTCGCTTCTCTTCGGAGACTTCTTGTCTACTTCTTCGCATCGTAGGTCTCCTTTCTATAGACTTTTAGGGGACTTTTCAGGGGGTGGGAATGCTGCATAAAACGATCGATGGAGGGGCAACAACAAATTTAGGAGGAATCTGTTATCAAATGGGGAGTCCAAGCAATCCCCACCCCTAAAAAGTCCTCTAAAATATCACCTCCGGAGAAATTTTTAAG